TGAAGATATTGTACTGTCGTGACTGGGGAAACTACGGGTCTGTTGATATGTTCTACAACACAGAAACTACTGAATATCTTGAACCAAAACGGTTCTAATTAAGGAACACTATGATCCATGTTATAGATATAGAATGTGACTCGTTAACACCTACACTAATACATTGTATGGTTGTAGGCTTGGATTCTTTTACTGATTACAGTGCAATGCGGAAGTTCTTAGTCGCACTGACTGAAAATGATAGTATCGTAGGACACAATTTTATTCGCTATGATTTAATAGCTCTAGAAAATATTCTTGGTATTAAAATAAAAGCTAAAATAGTAGATACTTTGGCACTTAGTTGGTATTTGTATCCAAACAGAAACAGGCATGGTCTAGAGTTTTGGGGTGTTGAATTTGGCATACCAAAACCAGAGGTTGTGGACTGGGTATCTGAACCTATTTCAGTGTACGTTCACCGCTGCACAGAAGACGTTAAAATTAATACCCTTCTGTGGGAGCGTATAACAGCTTTTTTGACGGAGTTATACGGAGAAGAGGCATACTGGCCTCTGGTAGATTACCTTAACTTTAAGATGCATTGCTCGGCCTTACAAGAGCATAACAAGTGGAAGCTAGATGTACCGGCTGCTAAAGCATTACTTTCTGAGTTAACTGAAAAGCAGCAAGAAGCTTTAACATTACTTCAAAAAGCAATGCCAGATGTACAAGTATTTCGTAAAGTTACTAGACCTAAAAAACCTTTTAGGATTGATGGAACCCTTTCATTTTCAGGTAAGAAGTGGGATGCAATCTGTACTCAATTTAATATTGATTTTAACAGTGAACAAGAACACAAAATAGAAAATGGTTACAACCCACCTAAAGCTACTAGCCCTATTCAAATTAAGAATTGGTTAAAAAGTTTAGGGTGGAAGCCCACTACATTTAAGTATGTTGATGATGGTGAAGATGAACGTGGTTACTCAAAGAAAAGAGCAGTGCCTCAGATAAAAAAAGATGATGAACTATGTAATAGTGTACTCAAACTAGTCAAAGACCACCCTGAACTTAGTCACTTGGAAGATTTGGGCATAACCAGCCACCGTAAAGCATTAGTATCCGGGTTACTTACAGCTGAAGTAGATGGGTTTGTTGTAGCAGCTGTACAAGGGCTTACAAACACCCTTCGTTTTAAGCATCAAGTTTGCGTTAATCTTCCTAGTTCTCGTAAAAAATATGGCTTAGAAATAAGGTCGTTGCTTACAGCCAGGGCAGGCAACGAAATATGTGGTTCAGACATGCAGTCCCTTGAAGATCGGACTAAGCAATCGCTAATGATGCCATTTGATCCCGATTACGTAGCCCAGATGAATGTTCCAGGATATGACCCACATTTAGATATTGCTGTTGAAGCTGGTTTTTTAACACAAGCTCAATCCGATGCTTACAAGCAAGGAGATTTTAGTAAAGATACTAAAGAATATCTATCAGCCCAGAGGTTTAAAGGTAAGACTACTAACTATGCTAGTACTTACAAAGCTGGTGCAGAAACTATAGCTAGAGGTGCTGGGGTTTCATTGTCAGAGGGCAAGATTCTTAAGGATGCTTATTGGTCTCGTAACTGGAGTTTAAAAGCTATTGAAGAAGATCAAACTACCAAACAAGTTAACGGCATGACCTGGTTGTTGAACCCTTGCTCTAAGTTTTGGTATGTACTCAGAAACTCTAAGGATGTTTTTAGCACCCTTAATCAAGGCATGGCCACGTACTGTTTTGACAAGTGGCTGCAAGAAATTCTTAAAAAAGATGTAAAATTAATAGCACAGTTTCACGATGAAATTATTATTGAGATACCTAAAGGGTACAGGAAAGGTGTTACCAAATATCTTAAAGACTGTGTACAAAAAGTAAATCTAGAACTGGGTCTTAATAGAGACTTAGATATAGACGTGGAATACGGAAATAATTATTCTGAAATCCACTAATTTGACATTCTGTATTAATAATGATACAGTTCCAAAATACAACTAAAGGAAAATATTATGGCTATTAAACGTACTGGTGAAGTAAGCAAAAAGAACGACCTTGACCCAATCCCCAATCTAGAAGCTGGGGAGCATGAAGGTAGGTTGCGTTACGTTGCTGACCTGGGCTTACACACTAATGAGTACAAAGGTGAGGTTAAACCTAACGTACAAAAACTTGCTTTAGGTATTGAAATTGTTGGTGAAACAATAGAGATTGATGGAGAAACTAAACCACGATTGTTGTGGACTAGTGCTTTTAATATCTTTCACCAAATGACTGAGAAAGGTAAAGAGTTACAGTTCTATAAAGTCTTTGATACTTCAGCAACAGAAGGTGTAATAGCTGACTGGGATGCAGTAATAGACGAACCTTGTAATGTGACAGTAGTACACGTTCAAGGTAAGGGTGAAAACTCTGATAGGACTTATGATAACATTTCTTCTATATCACCTATACCTAGTAAGTACAAAGCAGCTGTAGGAGAAGGTTTAGTTACTGACGGTTGTACAGGTGATGTTGAAGATGAAAACAACCCTGCACAAGCAGCTACATTTGGTTTGCCAGCATGGTTTATTACTAATCGCATAAGTGTTAAACCTATGAAAGAAGCCCCAGTTGAACCTGAAAAAGAAGAAATGTTTGATGATGATGTACCGTTCTAATGCACGCCTTAATTGATGGAGACATACCAAAGTACGCTATAGCTTTTGCTTGCCAACGTGATGTTTACACTGACGGCAAGCAAGAGTTCTTTGTTCGTAAGTCTCTTGCCGGTATGGAAGTTGTTGCATTAGAAACTGAAGAAACACAACATTATCCTGAGTTAAGATCCAAGAAAGCTGTACTAGAAGAAACAGGACTAACTCATTCAAGGGTTGATGTTGACCCAATAGCTAATTGCTTACATTCAGTCAAAGTAATGATTGACGGTATAGTTAAAGCCTCTGGTGCTACTAGCTATTCTGTGTACCTTACTAAAGGTGAATGTTTTCGTTTTAAACTATCACCTATCTATAAAGCCAATCGAGCAGATGCCCCTAAACCAGTACTAATACCTGAAATTCAAAAGTATTTAATTAGTAAATACAATGCTCAACTTTGTACTGATATAGAGGCTGACGATGCTTTGGGTATTGCTCAGTGCCAAGATCCAAGAAAAACCATTATCTGCACTATAGATAAAGATTTAGATATGATTCCTGGAAGCCATTACAATTGGAATAAAACATCTGTGTATCAAGTTTCACCTGACCAAGGGTTAAGGTTCTTTTGGCAACAAGTTCTTACTGGTGATTCAATTGATAATATTATTGGCCTTAAAGGAATTGGAAACAAAACTGCTTTAAAGTTATTAGCTGATGTACCAACTAAAGATTGCAAAGAGTTCTGTTTGAATGAATATCTTAAAAGAGATAGAACTGAAGAAGATTTTATTTTAAATTGTAAGTTGTTGTGGATATTAAGAAAGCCATTGAGTGAAACTTATGCGCCTAAAGCCTAAAGAAGTACGGGGCTATCGAAAGAAACTGTTATTGGAACAAAATGGCAAGTGCGTTCTTTGCACTAAAAAAATTTACAAAGGTCAGGATGCACTTGACCACTGCCATGATTCAGGAAGAGTTAGAGCTGTGCTGCACAGGAACTGTAACTCGATTGAAGGTAGGATTAAACACTGGGCTAAAAGATCAGGATACAACCCAGTGTTATTTCTACAAGCTGTTATCGATCACTGGAATGGAGATTACGAACACTTTCCTTTTCACCCTAACCACAGAACTGATACCGAAAAGCAAATTCGTAAACTCAAACGAAGCATGGGCAAGCTAAAAACTGAACGTGCTAAACAACGATACGCAGATAAAATAAAATTTCTTAAGGATCATTAGTGGAACAACTAAATCTATTTCTAGGTACAAGAGTAATTAGTTGGTTTAGTTGTGGGGCTGCAAGTTCTTATGCTACCTATCTTGCCCATAAAAAATATGGTAATAGGATGGAAGCTGTTTACTGTCGTGTTAGAGAAGAACACCCAGATAATATGCAGTTGGTTAAAGACTACCAGGTTGCAACTGGCATACCAATTAAAGTTATTGGTGATGAATCAATGGACTATTCCATTTACAATGTGTTTAGAAAAAGAAAGTTTATTAAAGGTGTACAAGGTGCGCCATGTACAATGATTTTAAAGAAAGACCAAAGAAAAAAATATCAAAAAGAAGGTGATGTTCAGGTTTTTGGTTATACTGTTGAAGAGCAAAATAGAGTTGATAGGTTTATTGATTCTAATAACGAAGTAAATACAGATTTTATATTAGTAGATAATAAAATTACTAAAAAAGAATGTTTAAATTGGTTTACATCAACAGGGTTAAAACTACCTCGTATGTATGAATTAGGTTATTCAAACAATAATTGTATAGGTTGTGTTAAGGGTGGTATGGGTTATTGGAACGCTATAAGAAAAGATTTTCCAGAACACTTTAACAGGATGGCAGAACTAGAACGAGAAATAGGACACGCAGTAAACAAAGGTAGAGAAGGTGCAGTATATCTTGATGAGCTAGACCCTAACAGGGGTAACTTCAAACGAGATTTACCAACAGACTGTGGGTTCACTTGTGAATGGGAACAAGTTAATATGGACTTAGTGTAATGCAACTAATAACTTTATTGTTGTTGTCTTTTTTACAGAGTGTAACATTCACTATGTCATCAAGAGCAAGGAACAGGAGTAATTATAAGTACAATTTATTTTGTACTGTAGTTAGTAACTCAGTATGGTTCTTAACACTTAGGGAGGTAGTATTAGACCCTTCGTTAATACTGCTAGTGCCTTATGTAGTTGGGGCTGGGTTAGGTACTTTACTAGGTACAAAAGTATCAATGATAATAGAACATAAAATTGGAGCAAAAGCTGATGAAGATATGCGTAGTGCCAGACACTCAGGTTAAGCCTGATGTACCACTAGATCACCTGTTGTATGCAGGTAAATACATAGCTGAGAAAAAGCCTGATGCAATTGTTTTAATTGGAGACTGGTGGGATATGGAAAGCCTGTGTTCTTACGATAAAGGAAAAACTTCATTTGAAGGAAGGCGTTATAACAAAGATATTGAAGCAGGTAATTTAGCAATGGATTTGTTTTTACAGCCTATTAAAGCAGAAATAAACAGGCTAAAAGTTAACAAGAAAAAACAATGGAAACCCAGGCTTGTCTTTACTATGGGCAACCACGAATACCGTATAGAAAGAGCAATTGAGTACGATTCAATTCTTGAGGATACAATTGGATATTTTGATTTAAACCTTAACGATTTTGAAGTGTACGATTACCTACAGCCCGTAGTTATTGAGGGTGTAGCGTTTTCTCACTTCTTTACTACTGGTGTAATGGGTAGACCGGTGACCAGTGCTAGGGCTTTATTAACTAAAAAGATGATGAGCTGTGTGATGGGACACGTACAGGACAGAGACATTGCATACGGTAAGCGAGCAGATAATGTTCGTTTAACAGGATTGTTTGCTGGGATGTTTACACAACACAACGAAGCCTATTTAGGCAACCAAGGTAACGATTCCTGGAAAGGTATCTGGATGTTAAATGAAGTCAATAACGGATCGTTTGACGAGTTACCAGTATCCTTAACTTATTTAAAAAGAAAGTATGGAGATTAATATGACTAAGATAGTTAATGGTAGTAATCATATTCAATGGGGTGGAGATCATTATAAAAATAAACCTATTCAAATATGGGATTTTATAGCAGCTAACAACTTGGATTACTTTCAAGGTAATGTAGTCAAATATGTCTCTAGGTACAGAGACAAGGGTGGCTTAGAAGATTTAAAAAAAGCACGTCATTACATAGACAAAATAATTGAAACTGAATACACAGTAAGGATAACAAAATGAATCAGTATCAGCAGTACATCGCATTAAGCAGGTATGCCAGATGGTTACCGAAAGAAAACCGAAGAGAGACGTGGGAAGAGACAGTCGATAGATACATGATTAATGTTGTCTCTGATAAAGTAGGTGGTAAGCTATACAACAAACTAAAACATAATATTCTTAATTTAAATCTAGTTCCTAGCATGCGAGCAATGATGTGTGCAGGCCCAGCTATGGAGCGAGACAATACATGTGCCTATAACTGTGCTTACCTAGCAGTAGATGACCCCAAGGCATTTGACGAGGCCATGTTCATATTATTGTGCGGTACAGGAGTAGGGTTCTCTGTTGAGCGTCAGTATATAGGCAAGCTCCCTGACGTACCAGAAGCCCTATTTCAGAGCGATACTACCATATCAGTACATGATAGTAAGGAAGGGTGGGCTAAAGCCCTTAGACAGCTAATCTCGCTGTTGTACGCTGGTGAAGTTCCTAAATGGAATATGAGTAAGGTACGCCCAGCTGGTGCTAAACTAAAAACTTTTGGTGGTAGAGCATCAGGCCCAGGCCCATTAGAAGACTTGTTTAACTTTACTTGTGAGACCTTTGAAGCTGCTAAAGGTCGAAAGTTATCTAGTATACAAGCTCATGATTTAATGACGAAAATTGGCGAAGTGGTTGTAGTTGGTGGGGTGAGGCGAAGTGCAATGATCTCTCTATCTAATCTATCTGATGATAGGATGAGGCATGCTAAATCAGGTGACTGGTATGTACTTAATCCTCAAAGGGCTTTAGCTAATAACTCTGTTGCCTATACAGAAAAGCCAGACATGGAAACATTCCTTCGTGAATGGACTTCATTAGTAGAGTCTAAGTCTGGTGAGCGAGGCATCTTCTCTCGTGTTGCTGCTAAGAAACAAGTAGCTAAGAACGGTAGACGTGACCCTGACCATGAATGGGGTTGCAACCCTTGCAGTGAGATCCTGCTGCGTCCAAACCAGTTTTGCAATTTAACTGAGGTTGTAGCTAGACATGATGATAACCTTGAAACCTTAACCGAGAAGGTTGAACTGGCTACTATCTTGGGAACTATACAAGCTACGTATACTAAGTTCCCCTATCTAAGAAAAATATGGCAGAAGAACACAGAAGAAGAACGCTTACTTGGTGTTAGTATGACGGGCATTATGGACAACAAGCTTATCTCTACAAACAAGAATGCTGGTGAGCTGTTAGAAAAGCTAAAGAATGTTGCTATTGAAACAAATGAAATTTATGCAAAGAAGTTCGATATACCTGTATCTGCTGCTATCACCTGTGTTAAACCTAGTGGTACTGTATCTCAACTTGTTGATAGTGCTAGTGGTATACATACTAGACATTCTAACTATTATATTAGAACTGTTCGAGGAGATACAAAAGACCCTTTAACTCAGTTTCTTATCAATGCTGGGGTTCCTAGCGAGCCTTGTGTGATGAAGCCTGATAACACAGTAGTTTTCAGCTTCCCAACTAAATCTCCTAAAGGGGCTATTACCAGAGATGATCTTGATGCAATACAGCAGCTAGAGATATGGCTCATGTATCAGCGATCATGGTGTGAGCATAAGCCAAGTGTAACTATTACAGTAAGAGAGCATGAGTGGATGCAAGTTGGTGCTTGGGTATATGATAACTTTGATGAGATGAGTGGTGTATCATTTCTTCCCCATAGTGACCACTCTTATAAGCAAGCT